AGGTTCGCACTGCCATATCCTTGACAAAGAATAATAAACCATAGTATATCTATAAGCTTTTGGTGTATAAAAATTAATAGGTGTAACTCCGTGCATTATATCTTGTCCGTTAAATATTAATACTGAACCTTGCTTTAATTCTAAACCTATGTCATATTCTGGTATAGATAAATAACCACCAGATACATCTCTTTTTATAGTTATCATAGCAGACATACAATCTTTAAAGTTTCCTGTATCAAAATGATAAGCCAACGCTGAATTTTTATTTGTAATTCCACTTGTAAATATCGTATCATTTATTCTATAATCATCAAGAACCTTATCACTTATAAGATTTTTATGCACCTCAAAACTTTCTGTTAAAAATTCCTTATATAGCCTTTCCATTTCTTCTGCAAACGAGCAAACAACAGCGTGACTTTCAGGTTCATTTAAAGCCCAAGCAGTAGCACTACAATAATCTTGTCTTATTTCGTTTCTTGGTCTATATCCAAAAATTGAACTGCTTGATTTTAAACCTCTTGTTCTTTTACCACTACCAAATTTAAGTTTATTTAATTGTCTTTCTAAAGGTATGGTATCTTTATCAAGCGTACAATACAATATAACTGGCTTATTGCTGTCAGCGTCAATCACAACTGTATCTTCTGTTATAAGCTTTTTGTAATCACTTTGCTTGGCTTTTCTTCTAATAAATTCCTTACAGTTTAATTCCTTTCTTTTAATTTTTACTTTTTTCATAATACTCAATTAATTTTATAAATACTTCGTTAGCGTTTTCTACTTTAAATTCTTTCTTTAAGTTTTCTATCTTCTCCATAACTTCTTTAAATTCCTCTGCGTTAAAATATAAAACTATTTGTTTAACAACACCCTCTATATAAGTGTCCATTGATTTACTCAAAGGGTTTTGGTCAAGTTCTCTTTCTTCTAAATCGTTAAAATCTTCTGTAAATACTCCTAACTGCCAGCCCTCAAAACCCCACTCTATTAAATCAGATTCTTCAAACATATTTGCTAATAAATCAAAATCAAACTCACCTGTGTTTTTATTTAGTCTTATATTTAATTCTTTTTCTTTATTTAAATCTAAATCTATTTCAACACAAGGTATTTCTTTATAACCTAAATCTTTACAAACTTTTAATCTTTGGTGTCCACCTATTACTATATTTTCTCTTTCTGGGTTTTTGTTAATCACAATAGGGTCAACCAAGCCAAACTCCTCAATACTTTTTTTAATAGCTTCGTATTGGTGTTTTTTTAACTGCCTTGGGTTATAATCAGCAGGCTTTAGTTCAGATATTTTTTTATTTTTTATTTTCATGTTTTTAAAATTTAATTAATATTTATTTTGCTCTATAATTTAATCTCACTTCTGCGTGTTTGCTTTTTTTGGTATTATTCATTTTACAATATTGTGGGTACTTGTTAGCCAGATATAAAGCACTTTTCGTTACTCTTTCTTCTGTTCTTGTTTCTTGTAGCCCACCTGGTTCTGTATAATATGCAGTTTTAGGTGCAAAATTATTAAACCTTATTAGTTTTTTATATTTGTCAAAATATCTTATACTTCTTTCGTAATCTTCTTTGTCTTCTAAAACAACTTTTAAACTATTGTCTTTGTTTGAAATAAAGCCATAAAGACAGGCTACAATATATCTTAAATTATGAGATATATTTTCTTTCATAAAAAACCAATTATTGACAGCATTAACTCCCCATATTTTAGTATTATTTTTTCTGCATTCATAAAAGCCTTTTTCAGCAAGCTCTAAAATGTTATTGTAGGGTACTGTTCCTTTGCCTTTTAATTTATAAAGCCCTTCAATGTCATCATCTAAACAAAGCACATTAGAGTTTAAAGGGTAGTAATCCTCAATGATATTTCTCTGGTGTCCTATTCCTTTTCTACCTATATGTATTTTTATATTTTGCTTTTCTAAATATTTATAATCTTGATACTCTTTGTGGTCAGCCACAAAAACAGTTATATTATTAAAATCAACATCACACTCTTTTAAATATTTTAGTGTTTTTTCTTTTATTGTTTTACTTCTCTTATAAGAAGGTATTGCTATGTTTATCATAATACTTTATTTTGTTGGTTTTTAATCCAGGTGTTTAGTTTAAAATCTTTTATATAAAAATTTTCTTTTTTCTCTTTATGAAATTTAGAATAAACTACCTGTAATGGTTTATAATTAGGTGCTATTTTTTTTATGTATCTGGCTAAAAAATATGGACCAGTTGTTTGTAAAATAAATCTACCTTTCCAGGTTTCATATACTTTTATTTTTAATTTTTCTTGATAATTTTCTACACATTTTTTAATAATATCTTTCCACAAAGAAGATTCTTTTATTGAGCCCATTAAGTCGTTTTCCACAAAGCTATAATTAGGTTTAGCGTCTCTTATATTATGAAATATAAACTTTTTGTTTTGTATCAAACTATCAAGAGGTTTTAAAATCTCCATGTCTAAATCTACATAAACGCCCCCATGCTTATACAAAATACAAAATCTAATAAAATCTATTTTTTGTATTTCGTATCTAAAATTATTATAAAAATTTAAATATTCTGAAAAATCATTTTTAACAAGATTCAAACAGCTTTCTTCTGTCCATAGCTTATACTCAAAACCTTTTTGCTTTTTAGCTATCTTGTGGCTATTATAAAAAATATCTATTTCTTCAAGCTTTCTATTAGATAAATTGAAGTAAACCTGATGTATTATTTTAGGTATTGTTTTTTTCATATAATTTTATTAAAGCTTTCCAAACAGAATTTAAACAACTACTGCAATTAGTTGTGTTTCTGTATTTTGTTTTGTATATTTCATTGTGCAAGTCTATCATTTTAGCCTTATATGAAATATCTGTTGCAGTGCCTTTTTTTATATGTGGCATTATTTTTTTTAATTTTTTTAACTGTTCTTTTGTAGCTACCATTTATTTTTAGGTTCTATTGTTTCTTCTGGCTCCATATTGCTTTCTGTTACAGGTATCTCTCCCCATTTATTTAAAGGGCATTTTTCTGTTTCCATTTTAGCTTTGTCAAATACTGGGCAACCACAAACAGCACACTCATTAAGAGTGGCCAAATGGTCGCAGTTCAAACAAATGTCTAATCTTTTCATGTAAGTATCTACATCAACTTCTTTAAAGCCACTAAAAGCGTATTTAATATAAGCTGTTGTAAAGTTAATCAATTTTTGTAATAAAGTAGGTTTTCGGTTTTTCATGTTCTTTGTATTGTAATACCACCTTTCCGTAGTATTGGTTTTTATCGTCATTTAATATTATTATGTCTTTAAAATCTAAATTATCTAAATTGATTATGTATTCAGTTTCGCCATACTCATTTAATATCTCTATTATAGGTATCTGATAATCAATTAATCTTTTTAAATCTTTATAAATCATAATACTTCTTTTTAATTATCTGTTTAACATTTTTTATAGTATTAAAAATACTATTTCTGCTAATACCAGTTTTCTTTGCTAAAGAAGTTAAAGAGTATCTTCTTCCGTCTTTTTCGCCAAAAAAATAAAGCCTAAACAACTCTCTATCATACCAATACAAAGTTTTTAAAGTCATGTCTATAAATTCTAGCTTTTTTTCTATCATTTCTTTATGCTCTTTATTATTAAATATAAATTTATCACCATTAATACTATCTCTATCTTCACCTATTAAAATGTGCTTATAAAACTTTCTATACTTATAATAATACCTACTTGTGTTACTATGGTACATATTAACCATAATCCTACTAACAAAAAACAATATACTTTTAGTGTTGAGTTCTCTTAATTTGTCTGCCTTTCCTTTTTCTTTGTACTCTAACAAAACTAACAAAGCTTCATGTAACAGCTCTTTAGCGTCTTGTTCATTTGATACATGCAGTGCTACCTCGTAAAGCTTGTCATAAGTTTTTGTAATAAGTTTGTTAATATCCACATAAAAAGTTAGTAATTTTCAGAAAGATTTTTTTGTGATTGTATTTTAAGTTATTAACAACTAATTATTAATAATCCAGACGTTGCCCTTTTCAGACCATGATTTTACAGCTTTAACACTATAAATATAACTATCTTCTTCAGCTAAACTATCTAATACAGATTTTATTAAATTGTCTATATCTGGTTTTTGTTGATGTGGTTGCTTGTTCATTTGTTTTTTCTTTTTCTTGCTCCAGCTTTTAGGCATAGCTATACTAAAATAAATTGTAATATCTTTAGACAGGTTCCAATTTTTTTGTTCTGCTTTTTCTTTTAGTGCTTCTTTAAATTTCCAGTATTTAAGCACAACTGGTCTTTTCTTCCACCTATCGCTTCTTGTCATTCTAGGTTTAGCTACTGGTTGTATGCTTATTGAAATATTGCTTTTGTTTAATTTAAAACCCATTACAATACCTTCCCTATTTGATTAGTGCCACCACCCTTGGTGTATTTATTTCTTTTTTGATATTGGTTGTGTTGCTGTAATCCTATGGGTTTACCACTCCAAGCAGATGAGTTTCTTATCCAGGTTTTTAATCTTCTTTTAATATCCCAGGTTCTTTCTAACTCAAATTTCATTTTACTTCCACTCTTATTTGTTTCTGTCCAGTAATTAAAAAATTCTGTTAGTATATTTTTAGGAACCTCGTTTATATAATCTTTAACTTGCTCTTTAAAAACTGTTTTTCTTTTATCTATATTCTCTATTTTTTCTTTTGTTTCCTCTATTTGATAATTAGAATAGTTTTTGATTGTAACAACTGTATATGTATTTGTGCTTTGCAGTTCTATAAAACCTTGCTTTTCTAATCTTTTTAATTTAGAATAAAAGCTACTTGGCTTCATAAATAACTCCTCACTTCCAGATATTCTTCCTGTCGCAAAGCTACCTTTACTTAATTTAATATCTAAAAAGTTTTTTTCAGTATGGTTGGCTTTCAATATACACCACACAAACATTCTAAAAAGTTCTGCGTCTTGTAGTATTCCGTTGTCTAATATTCTTCTATGTAATTTAATCCAGCCTTTCATTTTTTTTGTCAAATAGGTTTGTTAATATCCTTTCTAAATTAATAATTTTAAGTGAGTTATTAAAATTTTTATTACTATGTGCTATTTCATGACAAGTCCTGCAAAGTGCTATTAAGTTTTCTATATAATCTTTACACTTATCACCACCTAATCCTCTATTATCTATATGGTGAATATCAACTGCTTGACTTTTACAATTATCACAAGGTATAAAATCTTGCTCACCATAACCCCAGTAGGTCATATAAACTTTAGTATGCTTTTTCATAATTCACTATACTTGTTTTGAAATTCTAACTGTTTTTGTCCAGCTTCAAAAACCTCTAACATAGACCTTATTCTTTGCTCGTAGCTTTCTAACCACTCTTCAAACTCCTCTTTATTTTTAGCTATATAATAACCTTTGTTTGTGCCACATAAAAACACTATCTTGTTTTTAACCCTTATATAGTGTATGATTTTTCTTAACCTAGGCTTTGTTAATTTGTATTTTAAAAAATAATCTATTTTACTACAAATATAAGTGCTTGACATAGCATTATCCTTACCTACTCTTTCGTTTAATTTTTTAGTTATAATCGGTATTAGTTTTTTTTCTTCTGGTTTTAATTCGTGAGTTTGTTCTTCAAAGTTTGTTATCATATTATGTTAATTTCTGATTTTAATTTTATTATTTCTTCTTTGTATTCTTTTATTTTATTTTCTTTTTCATTTATTAAGGCTAATATTTTTACAGCTTGTCTCGGCTTTCTTTTGTTTTCACCATACCAAATATTTTTAAAGCCCTCATAAAGTTTATGGTAATCTGGATAAGCCTGCCAGCTTATCATTACAGCTTTGTGTAGATTTTTCATGTAATAAAAATCTGTCCTATCTCTTTCTATATATTTAGACATTTGACCAGGCTTAACTTTATATTCGTTCATTATAAAATTGCTAACAACCTGCCTTGCCACAGCTACTCTTTGAGTTCTTTTTTTTGAATTTATTTCACCTTTTCTTAAGCCTTTAAATGTTTCCATACAGCTTATTAAATCTTTAATTGTTTCTTCCATTTTATTCATCTTTATTTTTAATTATTTTTTTAAATTCTTTTTTGTCAATATTAGCAAATAAATCATAGTCATAGCTAAAACCGCTTTGCCTTATTACTCTGTATTTAAAGCCTAGCTTTTTTAAACGGTGACCATGTTTAATACAGTTACCATGTCCGCCAGTATCTACCTTGTAATATTTTTCTTGTTTATATATCATTTAAATATATTTCTAATAGAGAAGGTAAAACTCCAAAACCTTTTTTTCTTTTCGTAAGATTCTAGTTCTTTTTTAAGTTCTGCATTTTTTACCCTTAACTCTTTGTTATCTTCTTGTAGTGTAGTTATTAATTTTATTTCTGAATTCATATTGATATTATTATTAGTCCTAAAAATGTTAGTATTATTACTCCAAATGTTACTGCTTCCATATTAATTTAAATTTGTTAATTTATAAATACCTTTATTTATTTTGTATTGTGTTTCTGGTCTTTTTTCTCTTAAAAATATATTTCTATATTTACCAGTTGTTGTTGAATAATTCCATTTGCTCTCATCAAGCCAAATTTGTCCTGTCTTATCTATAAAACATATAATTGAGTTATAGCTTTGAAAATAAAGTCCTTGTGGTGTTGATATTTCAAACTGATTAGGTATATCGTTTCCTTTTTCTGAAACCATATTTTCTACTTTTATTTTATTTATCATAATTATTTAGTTATTTCTATACCAGCTTCCGTTGGTTTTTTGTATTCGTATTTGTTTTTGTATTTATAATCTGCTACTGGGTTTTTACCAGTTTTGGCACAATGATTTTTAAACCACTCGTTTAGCTTATTATATTCTTTTAAATTTTCTTTTTGTTGTTTTGTGTATTTCATAGTTATTTATTTTAAAGTGCGTTTAAAGGGTTTTTATAAATCTTTAAAGGTGTCAAAATCAAAGTAATAGCTTAACCTTGCCTACACTTGCTTAAAACCTTTAAAAAGGTTGCTCTTTTTTTTCTCCTTTTACCCAAGAAGCAAAAATCTCTGCAGTATCTATAACCTCGTCAGGTGTTAAAGTGCTTCCTTGGTGAAATATAGTAGCACATTTTAAACAGCTTTGTTTAATTATAGAATCCTGAATGTCATCTTTTTTAAAACTACCACCACTATTATTATTGCTACTGTTATTAAAGTAATTAGCGTTTTCTTTTTTAACACGAAAACCAAACTGGGTTTCTTTTATAGTGTAATCTATATTGTCGCCCACTTTATAAAAAGGTGTTTCTGAATGTGCGTTAATTTGCCCTTCATCTCCATTTTCAAATTTAATGTGAAAAGCGTAAACAGTTTGATTTTCTTTGTATTTGCTTTGAAAATCTGAGTTTGGCTTTCTTTCTAATGATTCTATTTTACTATTTTTCATAATTTAACTTTTATCTATTTTAAAATTGTTTTTAATTCATCTGCTATACCCTCCATACCTTTAGCAACCTCTTTCATGGTTAACCTAAAGTAGTTTGTGTTTTGTTCTACAAAACCCTCTTGTCCATTAATAAATTTCTTTACTTCATCTTCAAAAATCATACCTTTTCTTATTCCTGTAAAGTACCAGTTTGATTTTTTTTCTTCTCTAAAAAAATTAACATTAATACCTTCAAATTTATTATTGTCAATATTTGTCAATAAATATACAGTTTTAAAGTATTCTTTTTCTTCTACAAAGCATACTGGTAATTCTAAATCTACTTCTTCTGTATATTCTCTTTTAATATTAAACTTCATAATTATAATTTATTTATATAATACTCTCTTTTTATTTTTTTAATTATTCTTTTGCTATTCCACTTCATTATTAAGAAAGTAAAATAAACTCCAGCTAATAAAAAGAAAACATTAAAGGTTAATAAAAATTTACCTGATACTAAGATACATTTATTTAAGTCCATTTGTATTTGTTTTTAATTATTAATTTGTTTTTATATTAGGGTTAAATATTATATTAGCCATAAATCGCTTGTAAGTCCAACAACTTTAAATTCTTCTTCTAATTCCCTTATTAATTTACTTAAGTATTTAAATCTTGGACTTTCACTATTATTATTTTTCCAAAGTTTATTTGTTTCTTTTTTTAAACTTTTTATTAAAATAATTGCCGATTTTTGTTCTATTGTTTTCATTTTGTATTTGTTAATTAAACTTTGTTTTACTGTAACTCTTTGTGAATTACATAGCTAATATAAATAATAGTGTTAATAAAAACAATAAAATGTTAATAATTTTTATTAATAATAAATTTTTAATAAATTTTTGATTTTTTATTTTGAACTTTAAATTATTTTTTTATTTTCACTTAACATAACTAAAGAACTTAAGAATATTACTATATATATATACTTTATTTAATTATTAGTTATGACATTTTGTTGCTATTTTGTTGTGATAAATACCCTTTTCTAATCTGTTATTTTGATGTTTAATTTTTTTTATTATATTAGCTGAAGTAATAACAAATATAAAAACAATGAAAAATTTATTTAACATTTTAGACAAATTAGAAGCTGAAAAAGAAAAGTTAGAAGAATCAATATCTACTACTGATAGTGCTTTTTCTTATATGGAGGTTGAAAATCGTATAAGTGAAATATTTAACTGCATAAGCATAGTAAAAGAAGAAATAGAAAAAGTTGACAAAGAGTGGATAGAGAGAACTAAACAAATATTGAGTGTAGAAAAATCAAAAGAAGAAAAAATTAAGCAATTAAGTTAATTCCATAGGTTCTATTATAGGTAGTTTACCATTATCTAAAATAACACCACAAGACACTATATATTTTTTTGTAAAGTGCCTTGCATAAGCCATAGCATAAGAACGGTCATCTACCCCACAACCCACCTGCATAGCAAAATGTCTAACCAGTTTAGTAACATGCCAAGCTATAAAAGATTCAGTATGTATATGACCTTGCACTATACTTGTATTCCAATTAGTCATACGATTTATAGCACCCTTACCAGAAGAACCAGTTCCATGAAGATACAATACACCATTATACTCAAACCTATCGTCAAAAGTCCAGCCTGGGCAACCAAGAACCTCATCGTAATCCCTAATCCACCTATTTGATATACCACTACTAAAAGCTTTTCTGCATATTATAGCGTCATGGTTTCCAATACATACATCTGCCTTCGGAAATGATTTATAAAAAGGTTTAATAAAGTGTATTGCTCTTTCAAGTTCTTCACCTGCACCAAAACCGTCTGGGTCTGTATCGTGGTAACTTGAATAATGATTATCTACTATATCCCCAATAAATATAACTTTATTACAATTATACTTGTCATAGATTTTTTGACAATGTTCCAAATATCCTTCACGAATAAACGGGCTATGTAAATCACCTATAACAAGTATATTCTGATTGTCCTTACCTTTCCTATGTTTTTTTATGATTTCTTGTTCGGCAGAACTTAATCTAAACTGTGGGTTTGTCATTATTTATTACTATCTGCAATTCCTTGACCAACAATTAAAGTAACAATAGCAATAAATACTTTGTTTACTTCTGCTTCATCAAGTCCTAAATTTCTAGCAATAACAGGTACTATGATAGCACCAATAGTATACCAAAATTTTTTAGATTTTAACATAGCGAAAATTATGTAATTTTTCATTTTATCTATTTTTAATTATTAAACTTATTTTATTACTACAACAGCATTTGCCTATATCACTTATACAAATAGTTTTATTACAGTTTTTTTTGCAACAACATTTAAGTAGTTCTATAAATTTATTAAAACATTTTCTACTTTCAAAAACTTGTACTTCGTCGTCACTCCTATAATTGCCTAAAAGTATGCAACCTTTACTATCTTTTTGTGGGTTGTTTCCAACGTGGAACAGAATAAAATCTCTATCTGGCACTTTATCAACAATAAGGTGTTCGTAATTATAGCTTTTACTTTGTTCACCTTGTCTTATACTACAAGTATAAACGCCTTGTGGTATACAGCTTATACTTCTTTGGTTGTCTTTCCAGGGAAGTTCTGCTGTATGTCCAACAAACTCACCGTTTAAATATAATTTACCTAAAGTTGATTTTTCGTTAAAGTTGTCTCTAATTAATAGTAAATTTCTCATTTTCCTTGACCTCTATATTTTTTTTGATAATTTTTAGAACCTTTTAAACTTGATGTTTTTGACTTTGCATGTACTCCTTTTCTTCTTTTTACTTTCTTCTCTCTATAAACAAATGTATTACTTCTTGCCATCTTTTTTAGCTATACGCCACCTTTCAAAAGTATAAACTATTGTAATGACTAATAATAAAATTTTTAAAATTATTTCTATATCTGTTAAAGAAACTAATAAAACACCACTATTTAAGCCACTTACCTGCATTAAATCTTTTTTTACTTCGTTAATCATTTTTGTCAATTTGCTTTAGTTTTCTTATAGCCCACTCAATACCACTTGCTCCACCCCAAGCATCCCACATTAGCCCCCCACAACCTTCGTCATAAGGTACGTCTTTGTGTTGTTGGTGTCTTTTAAAGCTTGCCATTCTTGCTATTGTTTTTCTTGTTATTTTTTCACGCCTGGCTAACTGTCCTGCCCTTGTCCAACCCACCCGTGTACCACAAGTAGTGCCATTTTCTTCTTTCCACTTTATAGCCCTTCTTGCGTTGTTAGTAGCACTTTGAGGATAGTCGTCATAGCTTTCTAAATTTATTATATCAGATAAAGCCTGCAAAATATCAGTGTTACTAATCATTTTTTAATTACTTTTTTTTCTTTTTGTATTTTCTCTTTTTTTTCATTTAAAAATCTTTTTAAAGCTGTTTCGTTTTTTCTTTTTGGCTTGTACTTCATTATGGTTTTAAGTCAGGTGTTAAAAAATCGTCTAAAGTTATTTTACCATAACGCTTACCTGTACCCTCAATATTCATGGCACTTGTGTAGCTAACTTTAGTAGGTGACATATCTTCATTTGTATTTGTAGTATATTCTGGAAACAAAGTGTTATTGTGCCTTAAATAATCTATCATACGTTTTGTGTAAAACTCTGCTGTGTTTCTAACTATATCTCTTAAAAAGGTTATCTCATCTTTAGAAGCACTTTGAGAATTTTCGCCAGCTTTTCTAACTATATCTGCGTTCATTATTTTATAGCTTAAAAATGGTAACGCTTCGTAT